AATAAATAAATTAACAAAAAATTACAATCTTTCGCCTCACTTAGACAATAAAAGCCAAATAACTCTAAGCTTTGAGTCTACTGACACAACTTATGGATTGGTTGAGGCTTATTCTAATAGAATCACTAAAATAAACTTTGGGCATAAAGCTTCTTTTGAGGAAAGAATTTTGCCAAGAGTAGATTTATCTAAAGGTTATCCAAGGTATGCAAGAAAATCAAAGGTTGATATGGCAAACGCAGAAATTTCAACATTAACGCACGAATTTAGCCACGTTATTTCAATGAAAGATGATTTTGCAATGTTTAAATATCCTCAAATCCAATCATTTTGGGATGAGATGGGTAAAATCCGTAGAAGATATAGAAAAGAAGTAAAAAATTTAGTTTTAGGGAAAAATTATAAAGAGCTAGATGATGTATATTTAGGCACTTATGCAGACACTGACATAGATGAGTTTATGGCAGAAGGCTTTACAGAGTATCAATTGTCATCAAATCCAAGTAAATACGCAAAGGAGATAGGTCAATTAATTGACAAGTATTTTAAGAAATAAAAAATGGAAGCAGTAGACTTAATTTGTTTTAGGTGTAAAAACTTTAGGAGGTTTAAAGGAGGTTGTTTGGCTTTTCCAGGTGCTTTACCAGCTGAAATTAGGAGTGGTCAAAATCAACATTTAAAGCCATTAAAAGGGCAAAAAAATAAAATTGTATTTGAGCAAATGGTTGAAAGCGATTTGGAGCAAATAAATAGCTTTGAATGATTGCTTACGTTATTAACTTAGATCAACGCAAAGACAAATGGCGCGCGTCAATGCAAGAGTTGGCGCCTCACTTTAATTTGGAAAGGGTAAGCGCAGTTAAACACGAATGGGGTTGGCTTGGATTGTGGCAAACTTTTAAAAAGATTTTTCAAGAATGCGAAGGCGACGTTTTGATTTTTGAAGACGATGCAACGTACCGAGGTTGGGCGACCAGTTTAGAAAATGCAATAAAAGATTTGCCAGCTGACTGGGATATGTTAATGCTGGGCGCCAATATTAAAGATTCAAGACTTGACCGCGTAAGCAAAGGATTGGTCCGCACTTATGGATCGTGGACCACGCATGGAATTTTGTACTCGTATCGCTTTGCAAAAGAAATGGCAGAGCTTGATTTAGACATACCAATTGACGAATATTTTAGGACAAAAGTCCATCCTAAAGGTAATTCTTATATTTGCGTGCCTTTTTTGTCTTATCAGCGGCCAAGCCAAAGCGACATTGAAGGAGATTATAAAAATTATACAAGTATCTTTGAGGATAGCGAGGCAAAAGCAATGCATTTCATTAATCAATAATTTTATAGGTTTGCATTTTTTTTTAACCTTTTTATTTTTACAAAAAAAGACGCAATGATTTACAAGAATTTAAGCGAGGGTATAATTGAGGACGTTGACGACGTTAAAGGAATCGTGACGGGATATTTTTCCGCGTTTAACAATATTGATTCCGACGGCGATGTTATCGTGTCAGGCGCTTACAAAAAGACAGTTGCCGAAAACGGACCAATGGGCCGAAATCGAATTATGCACTTGTTGCAGCACAATCCTTTAATGCCATTGGCAAAACCGATGGAGTTAATGGAGGACGCAAAAGGATTACGTTTTACCTCAAAGATTACAGAAACAAGCTACGGCAAAGACGTTATAAAGCTTTACAAAGAGGGCGTTTTTAACGAGCATAGCGTTGGATTTGAAATTGTAAAGAGCGACAATAAAAGCGGTTACCGAGAGATTAGAGAGATAAAACTTTGGGAAGGATCAACCGTTACTTGGGGAGCCAATCCAAGCACGCCAATTGAATCAATGAAAGGCTGGGATTTACCAAAGAGCGAGGAAATGATTGTTAAATTTGGCAACATTTTAAGAAAGGGAGACGTTACCGATGAAACAATGTTACAACTTGAAATTTGTTTAAAACAGATTGAAGAACATTTAAAGGACTTGCAATTAAAATCAGTTTTGGCCGTGGAATCCGAGGAAACTCAATTCGTAATCGAGCAAGACCCGAGTTTAGCAATAGCCTTGGAATTTGAATATATACCGAAACTTAAAAAATTTATTTAAAACAAAATGGAAGCAATTAAATCACAATTGGATTCAGTACTTGCGAAATTGGAAGGCAACGAGGCGTTGATTTCCGACGTAAAGGCTATGAAAGAAGCTGGCGAAGAATTCAGAAAAAACCTTTCTGCTGAAACGACCAAGCTAAACGAAAAAGCTGACGCTTTGCAAGCGCAGTTGGACGGCGTCGATGCACGCACCCAGGCTAATTTTTCTAAGTCTGCTAAAAGTTATTCTTTTTCCAGCGAACTAGAAAAAGCTTTTAACTCTGACGCATTCGGAAACTACAAAAACGGAAACGCTAACAAAGTAAAGTTGGACCTTGAATTGAAAGGCGCTGACATGACAGTTGGAAACGCTTATACTGGTGAGGTTATCCCAGCGGACCGCGTTCCTGATTTGAAATTCGTTCCTAACCGTAAGGTTAACGTTCGTCAATTGTTGCCAGTTGGCCAAACCTCTAGCAACCTTATCCGTTTCGTGCGCGAATCAGCTTACGACAACGCAGCGGCCCCAACCGCACAAGGTTCTGCAAAGCCTCAGTCCGATTTTGATTTGACTGCGGTAGATCGTAGCATCCGTACAATCCCTACTTTTATGAGATTGACAAAAGAGATGTTGGACGACACGCCAGGGCTTATCGCTTACCTTTCTAGCCGTGCGCCTAGCAAATTGTTGAATGTAGAAGATACTCAACTTCTTTACGGAAGCGGAACAGGTCAAAACTTGCATGGTTTTGCAACTGACGGCTCCGCTTGGACAACTGTTCGTTTTGGAACGCTAATTAACAGATTTGACGTTTTGGCTGCCGCAGTTGTTCAAACAACTAAGGACGAATATTCTCCAAACGCAATCATGATTAACCCAACTGATTACCTTAGATTAGTATCTACTAAGGAAAACGCTGGAGCTTATATCTTGCCATCTTATGTTACAATGTCAGCTGGTCAGATGTTTATTATGGGCGTTCCAGTTTACGCAATCAATGGCGTTGTTGCTGGTGACTTCTTCGTTGGAGACTTTGCACTTGGTTCCCAATTGTTTGTTCGTCAGGGCGTAACTCTTGAGTTCTTCGAGCAAGACGCAGACAACGTAACTAAGAACTTTGTAACCGTACGCGTTGAAGAGAGAATTGCTTTGGCAGTTTACACTTCTCAATCAATTGTATACGGAAACTTTGCAGCCGCTTTGGCTAACGGTTCCGCAGTATAAGTAAATAGGTGTTTGTTTATAAAAAGGGTCGCCAAATATTGGCGGCCTTTTTTTATTTATCTAAAAATCAATACCTTTCAACGAATCAAAAATAAAAATTATGAATATTGTTTTTTTTGTACACGCTTGGGCTGGAACTCATAACTCTGGCGCCGAATGGACAGTCCAGCACTACGCTAAATATTTTCACGAAAAAGGGTGCAAAATTGAAGTAATTTTACCCGAAGGCCAAATTTATCCCGATGGCGAAAAGTTTGCGTTTATAAAGTTTATAACTGGGTATTATTCAAACGACTTTTTTTTAGCCTTACAAAATGCAAGCGTAATATTTACCCATTTAGACAATACAGGCGTTGCAATTAATTGGGCAAGGCATTTTAAAAAGCAATTGATTTTTTTAAGCCATAACGATTCCGATTATAGAAACGTGAGGTTTAAAGCGCAAAACATTCACGTTGTTTACAACAATAAAGCAAACGAAAAAAACGTACAAAACGGCGCATATCCTAACGCGTCAATTGTTTGCAAGCCGCCAATTTTCCCCGAAGATGTAAAGTACAACCGAAAGCATGGGCAATACATTACCCTAATTAACTGCAACGAAAACAAAGGCGGACAAATATTAATTGAACTGGCCAAGCGATTACCAAAGCGCAAATTTCTTGGCGTGCTTGGAAGCTACGGCGAGCAAATCATGGATGACACGTTAAAAAATTTAAAGTATGTCGCCCAAACGCCTGACGTGCATTTGATTTATGGCAAAACAAACATTGTGCTTGTGCCGTCATTTTATGAGTCCTATGGTCGCGTTGGTTTGGAAGCAGCAATCAATCGACTGCCAGTTATTTGCACGCCTACGGACGGGTTAAAGGAATGTCTTGGCGCTGCTGGTTTATACTTTGATCGTAATGACATAGACGGAATGGCGGCAAAGATTGAGGAATTAATGAGCGACGAAATTTTATACGACTTTCACCAAAACATAATGCGCAACCTTGCAGAAGAGCGACTTAAATACCAAGACCAAGAACTAGAAAGATTCTTTAATTTTATCGTTGACAAAGCAAAAAAACAATACAATGAGTGATTTACTATATAGTCCAACCAATGGCAATTTTACAGGCTATTCAATCCAGTTTGCAGACGTGGCGCCAGTTACCGAGCCAGTTACATTGGCAGAGGCAAAAGAATACGCTAGAATTGACGGAGCCGCTGAGGACACTTTAATTACTAGTCTTATAAAAGTGGCGCGCCTACATTGCGAGTCGTACATGGGTAAGGCAATTATTCGCAAGACAGTTACAATTGAATCGTTTGGATTTCCTTACCAATGGCAAATACCTTATGGTCCTTTGCTTGCTGCTGGCGATGTTACAAAGGTTGTAACGCTAGATCAAAACAATGCTGAGACGGCTTTAAATTACCAGCTAAACGTTGGATTGTTTCCAAAGATTAACATTATAGGAGGCGCCCAATCTTATAAGTTTAAAATGGTTTATACGGCTGGATTTACAACGGTTCCCGAGGACATAAAGCTTGCCGTTAAAATGATGGTTAATACCTTGTATGAACGACGCGAAGATTTTAGCGACTTACAGGCTATTCCATCGCCTTTGGGAGTTAAGGCAATCTTAATGCCTTATAAAACTTATAACTGGTTTGGCGCGTGAGGACTAATAAGGAACTTAAAGCGGGCGATTTGCGTGAGCGCATTTCGTTTTACAATCCAAGCCTTTTTGGCGATGGTTACGGCGGTTTTTATTCCCAGCCAACACTTACCTACACTTGTTGGGCAAAGGTTACCAATCTCAGCGGATCACGGCAAAATAGCGAGGACCAAATGGTTATTAAAAATCAATGGGAGGTTATAATTAGAGACAATCCCCTAGTTACAATTACAAAGTCAATGCATATTAATTACGGCGGTCGGGTCCTGGTAATTAGCGAAATAATTGACGTTAACGAATACGACCGAATGCTTAAATTTATCGCAATACAAAGAGACTAAAATGCTAAGCATTGAATTTAACAAGCAAAGCCTAAACGCCTTTTATAAGTATTTAAAAAACTTAGAGGACGACGTTGCCGATTATGTACGGGCAGAGGTTGAGGATTCAATGTTAGCAATTGAAAGTGAGGCGGCAAATAAAGTTAGAGTTGATACTGGAGCGCTAAAAAATAGCATTCAATCAACGCCAATTAAAATAAGTAAAAACCAAATTAATGGAGGCGTGGAGGTTGGTGCAGCTTACGCGCCTTATGTTGAGTTTGGAACTGGCACAAGGGTAAAAGTGCCTAGCGAATTAAGCGATTTCGCTGCTGAATTTAAAAGCGATGGAGTTAAAGAAGTAAACTTGCCAGCAAGACCGTTTTTTTATCCTGAAGTTTTCAAACAACGGACAGAATTGCCAAAAAATATTGAGCGCACATTGAAAAAATTATTTGAGAAATGAGAAATATTAAGCCATTTATTCGCAAGGCATATTGGACGGCTTTAAATAATACAATTACTTATAAAGGTGCGCTTGTCCCCTGTTACGATACTTTTGCGCCTGACACGGCGGTTTTTCCTTACATTCTTATCGGAAATCAAACGCAAGAAGACGACAAAGACAACCAGGAATATAATTACATTACCACAATAACTTTGGACGTTGTAACGGCTGGCCTTGCGCCATACGGACGCATTGACGCTGATTTAATTGCCGATTCTATTTTGCAAATTGTTTGCCTTTATCCCGAAAATTATTTGGCGCTCCAAGTTGGCAAAATTGTAACGGCAAAGCTTGTTCAACAAACTAGCCTCTCAAGTATTACCGACACAAACATTGTGCATCGTGAAATAATAACAATTGAAAATTGGATAAATGGCTAAAGTTAACGGCTCTGCTTTATTTGTTTCGGTTGGTTTAGCTAGGATTGCCAAATCAACTAGCTATGAGTTGTCCGCTGAAATGGGACAACTGGATAAAACAAGCAATGAATCGGGTTTTTTTGCTGACCATATTTCCAAACTTGCCTCCTGGTCCCTATCTAGCGACTCCTTATACATTCAAGACGGCTTTTCGTTTGGCGATTTATTTAACGCTTACGTCAATCGTGAGCGAGTTTATTTGTCAGCAGGGCAAGAGGATAATTTAACCTTTATTGGTTTGGCAATGATTGAATCGTTAAGCCAATCGGCACCAATGGAAAACGTTGCGACAATTTCCGCAAGTTTTAAAGGTGTTGGCGGTCTTTACCCAACTATTTTACCAGCCGACCGCTTTATTGTTGACGAATTATTCCAAATAATAATAGATCAAGACGGCAACTTTTTGGTCTACACTTAAAATTTATTGTTTTGCAATTATTCAAAGTCCTTTTATTTTTAAAAAAAAAATAGAATTTAACCTTACACAAATATGCCTACACTTGGAAAATTTAACGGCACGCTCCTAAACGTTTACCTAAACAACGTAATGATTGGATGCGCCACCTCTTCTGAACTATCCGTGAACGTTGACCTTGCGGATGCAACTTGCAAAGACGATGGCGGATGGGCCGACCATATCGCTGGTCTTCGCGATTGGTCTGTTTCAACTGACGGATTGGTTGCATTTGACGACACAAACAACGTAGGCGACATTTATACGCTTTTGAGCGGCCGTACTGTTGTCGCGTTGAAATTTACCACCAACGTTACTGGGGACCTTGTATTTTACGGAAACGCTAGCGTTGCATCAATCAGCGTTTCAGCAGAAATGGAAGCCGCGGTAACCTATTCCGTAGAATTTACTGGAAAAGGTCCATTACTTAAAGCTACCGTAGTACCAGCATCAACTTAATAAGTATTATCTTTCGCCTATGAATCACACAGGCAGAACAATAATTACAATTAATGGCGGCACCTATCCTGTTAAATTTGGGATGGGTGCTTTGTTGCATTTTAGCGAGGGCCTTGGCTACGACGTCCAAGAAACAATTGAGGCATTGACCAAGCCAGGCGTTGGACAAATCAAATCAATTGCTAAGTTTATTTACGCGGCACTTTATGTCGATGCGCTTTATAAGGAAAAGGAATTTACTTTAACTTTTGAGGATGTAATTGATTGGGTCGACTCAAATGCAACCGACGAAATTAGCAAAGTGATGGTAGTAATTATGCATGGAATTAGCTCAATTACTAAAGTAGATTACCCAAGCGAAGAGGCTGGAGGGTCAAAAAAAAAATAACATTTAAAGACGTTTGCCATTATGCAATTGGAGAGTTGGGCATTGCGCCTGACTCTTTTTATTTTATGTCTTTTGCCGAGTATCAATCCATTGCCTACGGTTACCAAATGCGACAAAGCAAAGAGGAAAATTTATTTAGGACAATTTGGGTGCAGTTAAACAACGTTAATGTTACTAAAAAAGGGGATTTAATTCGAAAGCCTGATAAGTATTGGAAAATTCCATTAATTGACGGAAAACCAATTCTAATTCCTACGGCTGAAGAAAAGGCAAAAGCCTATGAAATTGGACTTAAATGGCAAAACCTTAAATTTGAAGAAGAAGTTAGTTTTGACACGATAACAAACAAAATACAATGAGCGCAAAATTAAACGTTGACATTGTTGCCCAATTAAAAGAATTTAACAAGGCAATGTCCGAGTTAAAATCGGAGGTTGACGGAATAAGTAAAAGCGTTACAAAATCAAACAATGAATCGATTGCCTCGACTAAAAAAATGTCGAGCGCTTTTTCTGACGTTGGTAAAACTTTGGCCAGCGTTTTTGCAGTTGATCAGCTTATTTCTTTTGGCAAGGCAATCCTAGACACTACTGTTGAATTTCAAAAGATGGAGGCCGTACTTACTACGGCTTTAGGTAGTAATTCAGCCGCAAAGGCGGCAATGGATCAAATTGTAAATTTTGCCTCAACTACACCTTTTCAAGTTGACGAATTAACCGACTCATTTGTAAAATTAGCCAATCGCGGTTTTGTTCCAACAATGGACCAAATGCGAAAAATGGGCGACCTTGCAAGCTCGGTTGGTAAATCATTCGACCAATTAACAGAGGCAATACTTGACGCACAAACAGGCGAATTTGAGCGTTTAAAAGAGTTTGGAATTAAAGCATCGGCCCAAGGCGACGTTGTACAATTTACATTTAAAGGAATAACAACTGAAGTTGCCAAATCTGACAAGGCAATCCAAGAATATATTTTAAGCCTTGGACAACTTGAAGGTGTTTCGGGATCAATGGAGGCTATTGCTGCAACTACTGGCGGCGCCATTTCAAACCTACAGGATAACATTACCCAGCTATTTAAGAACATTGGCGAATCGTCTAGCGGATTTATAAACTGGTTTGTAAAGGACCTTAATAACGTTATTTCGTCCCTTAGAAATATGGGCGAAATTATTGAGTTAATGAATCCGTTTAAAACAATTGCAGAATCTAGCGACGATGCGAGGGAATATATTTTAAGGGTTAACGATTCGACTAACGATTTAACTAGAACAGTTAAGGACGTTGCCACCGAATTCGATTCTTTAAGCCTTTCAACTTTAGAGGCTGGAACGTCTCAAACCAAATTCTTAAACGAAATGATTCGTTTGGGTCATAGCGTTGAGGATTCTAAAGCGCTATTTCAAACCTATGTAAAACTTAGAAAAGAACAAGCAAGCTCAGAGCAATTACTAGCAAGTGCAACGGCAACAACAACGCAACAAACAAAAATAAATACCGCTGAAGTTGAAAAGCAAGCGAAAGCAAGGCAAAAGGCTCACGAGGAAAGAATTAAGCAACTACGCAAAGAATCTGAAGAGTTTTTAAAGAATCAAAACGCAACGCTTAAAAATGTAGGCCAAAGAAACGCATTTAGTGGCCAGCCGACAGATGTTACTAAGCAAATGAGTCCTGAACGTTTGCAAATGGTCCAAAGTGCATCCTCGAATATTTTGGCGATGAATAAGCAAATAGCCGCAACAATGCCAGGTATTACAATCCCTGAGGATGCGGTTACAAGGTTACAAGCATATAATACGGCACAAGCGCAATTGGCTTACGAAACCTCTTTAGTTGCACAAAACATGAATGCGGCTTTAATGGTTGGGGATTTGTTTGGCCAAGCGCTTGGACAACTTGCGGAGACTGGTAAAATATCTTTCCAAGGCATTTTCGATGCGTTAAAACAAATGCTTATAAGATTTGCGGCGGCAATTGCTGCGGCCATAACTTTAAACATATTAACAGGCGGTGCGGTCATGTCTGCTGGTAAAGCTGCTGGAGCCAAAAGCGGTTTTGGCGCTTTGTTAAAAGGCGGTAAATCAATGGGAATTGGCGGCCTTACCCCATTTGCTGCTGGCGGTATTGTTAGCGGTCCAACGGCTGCGCTTGTTGGTGAATACACAGGCGCACGAACTAATCCCGAAGTCATTGCACCTTTGAGCAAATTGCAAAACATAATGGGCGGAAATGTTACCTTTACAATTAGCGGCGACTCTTTGGTTGGCACGTTAAACAGAGCAAACAAAACAAGAGCAAGAAAATTCTAAACAATGGCATACGGCTTAAAATACACGATTCCATTTAAGGACGTAGACAACAACACAAACCTTGTAAGCATTTACCAGGACGGATATGTTGCCACATCGACTGAGTTAATTGCAACTGATATTCCAGCAGTTTACAAATACGAAAGAGAGGATAACGAGGACATACTTTCTCCAATTATGTCTAGCACCTTTACCATTAGTTTTTACTCAACAGAAAATACAGACTTTAGAAATTTCTTTAGCTATTCTGACCGAGAGTTTTACGTTGTTCACGAGTTTGCTGGTAATATTGTATTTAAAGGCTACTTACTAAATGACATTGTAGGGGAGCCATTTCAAGACCCACCTTATCCAGTTGTATTGACTGCAACAGATGCGCTTGCGCAACTTAAAGAAGTTGCTTTAACTGGTCCAAGCGTTGATACCGATTTAAAAAATTTGATGTTTGAGCATTTGAATAGCCTTGGTCTTGGGATGGATTTTGAAATTTGTAACGACCTTTACGAGGGGTTAGTTATGGACAACACAAAATCAATTTTTAGCCAAGACGCAGGCGAAAGATTATTTGTCCAGGCTGGCACCTTTGATGCTTTGGGATTAAACGCATTTGAGTTTTTAGAAGAGGTTTGCAGAACATTTGGTTGGGTTTTATTTCAATCAAATGACAAGTGGATTATTCAACGACCAATTGCTAGAAATATTTCTAGCACAGTAATTTACCTTTACGACTTCTTTACTGGTCAACTGACCTCATCAACCAATAATCCAATGACATTGGAGACGGTTGCAGACCAAACAAATGTTAATACAGATTGGGTGCCAGTAGGAGCCGACCAGCTTTTGCAGTATCAAAGACCAATTAAAAAGCTTACAGTTACGCAAGGCGATTTGGGTCAGTCAATTATTGCAAATGGCGAGCAACTAAACGAGGCTAGTTGGTATTTAGAGGGTCCTTATAAGCCAGTCGATTGGACTGTAACGCCTGATCCCGATACGACAATAATTCAAGTTTTCCCAAATAATATTCCGTCGCAAACTACTTACGATGACGAGCAAGGTGTTAGCTGGGATATTAGATTTATGCCAAATGGCGAAGAGACAGACCAGCCAATAACATCAAAGCCAGTTTTCTTGGACTTTGCTGGGTTAAGCCTTGACCTAGAGGT